TTTCAGGAGATTAAGCAATGGCATCTACCCAACTTTCGCCAGGGGTCGTTGTTCTTGAAAAGGATCTGACTACAGTTGCAAACGCAACTCTTGATAATGTCGCGGTGATCGTCGGTTCTTTTGAGAAAGGTCCAGTCAACCAGATTGTTGACATCACTTCCGAGAAGGAACTTCTCGCAGTGTTTGGTCGCCCTAACGATTACAACTACGAGTATTGGTTCTCGGCTGCACAATTCCTTCTGTACGGTGGTACATTGAAGGTTATCCGTGCAACCAGTTCTTCCCTGAAGAACGCTATCGATACAGCACAAACAACTGTCACAACCTTCTCTGGTTCTGACACCACTCTGACTGTGCTTTCTGCTGCAGACATTGCGGTTAACGATTACCTGCAGATCGACGCTGAGATTCTGAGAGTCACCGCAATTGTTGGTAACGACCTCACAGTTCAGCGTGGTCAACTGGCAACAGCAGCAACCTCTCACGCTGCTGGTTCTGCAGTCACCCTGATTGAGGATGCTGGTACTAGCACCACAATGAATCACGGCGGTACTCTTGCTGCTGGTGATACTCTCCTGACTGTGACTTCTGTCGCAACCCTGGGTGTGACACTGAATGATTACATCAAGATTTCTGATGAAATTCTGCGTGTTACCTCTATCGCTGGTAACGACCTGACTGTTGAGCGTGGTGTTCTTGGAACAACCGCTGCTGCTCAAACTGATGGTCAGACTGTCGATAAAATGGTGGTGACTGTTTCCAAGACCAACATCAACGAAACAACTGCAACTGGTGTTAGTGCTCCTATCATCAAGTCTCTTGAAGAGTACGAAGCAAGCGTTGAGTCTGCATCTAACTCCTGGAAGTGGGGTGCTCGCAACCCTGGCATCTATGGCAACTCCCTGCGTGTTGTTGCAACTGATGCAGGTGCTGATCAGATCCTGTCTTTGGCACAACCTTCCACTGCTGAGTGGGAATTTGCAAGTTCGACACAGGTGACCTACAGCGCAGCAAACGCTACCGCAAACATCTATCGCTACACCGTTGTTGCAACTCTTGATTCTGCATCTGTGGTTGGTGATTTCCAAACTGCAGAATACTGGAGAGCAGAGACCACCGCTGGTGTGTCTATCCCTGTTCAAGGTCAAGTGGTTGCTTATGATCCCATCAGCCGTAAGATCGAGATCGACTTTAACTACACTCTGTCCTCCGACGTTCTGGATGTTGGTGATGTGATCGCTCTGTGGAGTGCAGAAACTGGTGGAGCTAGAACTGGCGACAAGGCAACGGTTTCTAATATCGACCGTCAACTGCACGTCGTGACTGCATCGGGTGCTGAAAAGTATGCTGCTAACTACACACTGTCTGATGACAATGCTGGTGGCAATCCCAACATCAACGTGTCTTCCGTCCGCTCCGAGTATGACGAGCGTTATTTTGGTGGCGGTCAGCGTTGGGCATCTGTTGCACCTCGTCCTGGTACATCTCCTTGGGTTGATGATCGTGGTGGTAAGAACGACCAGATGCACATCCTCGTTCTCGATGGCGACGGAAAACTGACTGGTACTCCTGGTTCTGTCCTTGAGAAGTTCCTGTTCGTTTCCAAGGCATCTGATGCACGTGGTACTCAAGGTGAGACCGTGTACTATAAGGATGTCATTAAGAACGATTCTTCCTATCTGTTCTGGGGTTCTCACGAAACTGGTGCAATCTACGATGTTGATGGTGCCGCATCTGGTCTGTGGGGTTCCTCTGGTGTGTCTCGTTCCTTCGACTTGATCCAGCAGGCTGCTGCAATCAAGAACAATGAGACCAACCTTGCTCGCGAAATCATTGGTACAACTAATGGTTCCACCGCTTTCTATCACCTGCAAGGTGGTACAGACGGTTACACCCTGGCACGCTCCGAGATTCTCGGCGGTTATGACCTGGTGGCAGATAAGGAAACCATCGATGTTGATTACATCCTGATGGGTCCTGGTATGGCAGACACTAGCGATACCGTCGCTAAGGCACAAAAAATCATTGACATTGCGGCAACCCGCCAAGATTGTTTGGCATTCATCTCTCCGAACCGTAACGATGTTATCGGTCAGAGCGATGTTAACGTTATCGTGAACCGTACGGTTGACTTCTTCAACCAACTGAGCAGCACTTCTTATGCTGTGTTCGATAACAACTACAAGTACATCTATGATAAGTATAACGACAAGTATCGTTATATCGCTTGTAACGCTGATGTTGCAGGTCTGACTCTGAGCACCACTCTTAACTCTGAGGCTTGGTACTCTCCCGCTGGTTTCAACAGAGGTCAACTGCGTAACGCGATCAAACTCGCTTACTCTCCTCTGAAGGATCACCGCGATCGTCTGTATGCAGCACGCATCAACCCTGTGGTTGCATTCCCTGGTCAGGGCATTGTCCTGTTCGGTGATAAGACTGCACTCTCTTACCAGTCTGCTTTCGACCGTATCAACGTTCGTCGCCTGTTCCTGGTTCTTGAAGATGCAATCAGCAACGCTGCTAAGACTCAACTCTTTGAACTGAATGACGAGTTCACTCGCGCATCGTTCAAGAATATCGTTGAACCCTTCCTGCGTTCTGTCCAGTCCCGTCGTGGAATCGTGGACTTCCTGGTTGTTTGCGACAGCAGCAACAACCCGCCCGAGGCAATTGACCGTGGTGAGTTCTTCGCTGAGATCTTCGTGAAGCCCACCCGCTCGATTAACTATGTGACTCTGACATTCACTGCTACTAGAACTGGTTCTAGTTTCGCTGAAGTCACCAACTGATCTCAAGAGAATTAACTAACGGAGAAAAACAATGGCAGAACAACAACCAGGACAGGTGGAGCAGAGCTCGGTAAGAGCTCCAATCTTCACCTTCCGCGATCAAGTTAGAGACTTTGCCCGTCCTAACCTTTTCCAAGTCGAAATCTATGCTCCCCCGATCCTTCAGGACGGGGTGAGCCCCCAATCTGGTGGCGTGGTCGGTTCTAGTTCCGACGCTTCCGAGAATGCTTCTGGCGCTTCCCAACTGAATGCATCTGAAGCATCTGCTTTCGGCACCTTCCTCGTTAAGGCAGCAAACATTCCCGCTTCTACAGTGGGTGTGGTTGAAGTGCCGTATCGTGGTCGTATGCTGAAGGTTGCTGGTGATCGCACATTTGAACCTTGGACAGTGACCGTGCTGAACGATCAGTCCTTCAAGTTCCGTGCTTTCTTTGAGTCCTGGTCCACAAACATCCAGGCTCTGCAGCAGAACTATCAGAACTCCAATACCATCGCTGACTATCAAGCAATGGCAAAGGTTCGCCAGATGGATCGCAAGGGAAACATCATCCGTACCTACAAGTTTGAAGGTATTTGGCCCAGCAACATCAGCGCAATTGATCTTGATTGGGGTAACAATGATACTCCCGAAGAGTACACAGTTGAGTTCCAAGTTCAATACTGGACATACGACACTGACATCAATACTGGAAACGCTGGTTGAGATCTTTCATAAATAGATCTGATAAAGCATCCTGACAGTCAATGTCTCAACTATTTGGTTATTCTCTTGAACGTGCCAAGAAGGGTCAGAATCCTGGCCCTTCTTTCGTGCGTAAAGAATCTGATGATGCAGCAACTCCGATTGCTGGTGGCGGTTTCTTTGGAACCGCTATTGATTTAGATGGTTCATATAAAGACGAACAAGATCTTATTCGTCGATACCGCGAAATGTCGATTCACCCAGAGTGTGATCGCGCTATCGATGATGTTGTAAACGAAGCAATTGCTGGAGAACTTGATGATACTCCAGTGGACATTGAATTGTCCAACTTGCAAGTAAGTAATAACATTAAGAAGAAAATTCGCGAAGAATTTAATAACGTTCTTCGTCTTCTTGATTTCGATAAAAAAGCGTACGATATTTTCCGTCGTTGGTATATTGATGGTAAATTGTATTACCACAAAGTAATCGATACCAAGAACCCAAGAAAAGGTATTACTGAACTTCGTTATATTGACCCGCGAAAGATTCGCAAAGTCATCGAACTTGAAAGACCTAAGGACAAAACATTCATCGATCCTCGTTCGATGGAATCCAATCTTGCTCCCAAGTCTGCAGAATATTACATCTATAACCCGAAAGGACTGCGAGCAGCAGAAACTGCAGGTATCAAAGTAGCACCTGACGCAATTGCCTTCTGCCACTCTGGTCTGAAAGATATGAATAAAAATGTGATTATGTCACATTTGCACAAGGCTATCAAAGCACTCAATCAACTGAGAATGATTGAAGATAGTCTTGTGATCTATCGCCTCTCCCGTGCACCAGAGCGTCGCATCTTCTACATCGATGTGGGTAATCTGCCGAAGCAGAAGGCAGAACAATATCTGCGCGAAGTGATGTCTCGCTACAGAAATAAACTGGTGTACAACGCAGACACTGGCGAGATTCGTGATGACCGCAAGTTTATGTCAATGCTGGAAGACTTCTGGCTTCCTCGCCGTGAAGGCGGTCGTGGTACTGAAATCACAACCCTCCCTGGTGGTCAGAACCTGGGCGAACTGGAAGACGTTAAGTATTTCCAGAAGAAATTGTATCGCGCACTGAATGTTCCTGAGTCACGTCTGGAATCCGAATCCACATTCAATCTGGGACGTGCTGCTGAGATCACACGCGATGAAATCAAATTCCAGAAGTTTGTCACTCGCCTCCGCAAAAAATTCTCCGAACTGTTCCACGATCTTCTGAAAACTCAGTTGATCCTTAAAGGTGTCATCTCCATTGAAGAATGGGATGAAATGTCTGAACACATTCAGTACGACTTCATCGCAGATAACTACTTTGCGGAACTGAAAGAGAAGGAGATTATGACTGAACGTCTGAATCTTCTCGCCACAATGGATCCCTTTGCTGGTAAGTATTTCTCTCTTGATTATCTGCGTCGTCAGATTCTCAAGCAAACTGACGCTGAGATCACAGAAATCGATAAGCAAATCGAGAAAGAAATTGCTGATGGTAAGTTGATGGATCCTGCATCCATTGACCCCGCTACAGGGATGCCTCTTGAAGATCCTGCTGCAATGGGAGAAGTTCCAGCGGAAGAAACAACTGGTCCTCAAGGAATTGAATCCATTCCTCCTGGCGACTATAAACGCGGAGAATTCTAAATAATAATGTATTGAGGTACTAACATTATGCCCAGTGTGGATGCTATGAATATCGTTAATAAGATTTTTTCAGGATCGAAGGATCTTAGTAGCGAAGTTGATGTTGCAATGAAAACTGCTTCTGCCGATGCTCTCGAAGCAAGAAAGAAGGAGATCGCTGCAAATTGGATGAACCCAGAACCTACGGAAGAAACCGATGAAACTGATTACGGAAACGATTGAAGACGTACAGATTCTTACCGAAGAAAAGAACGGTAAGAAGAATCTGTATATTGAAGGAACCTTCCTGCAAGGTGAAATCAAAAATAGAAATGGTCGTATGTACCCAATCGCCACTCTTGCAAGAGAGGTGGAGAAGTACAACGAAAGTTTCATCAAGTCTGGTCGTGCACTTGGCGAACTGGGTCATCCCGATGGTCCCACTGTGAACCTCGATCGCGTTTCTCACTTAATCACATCCCTGGTTCAAGAGGGAAACAACTTCCGTGGTAAAGCACGGATTCTGGATACACCTATGGGCAACATTGCTCGCAGTCTTCTTGACGAAGGTGTGAAACTAGGTGTTTCTTCTCGTGGCATTGGTTCACTGAGAGAGACACGCGAAGGGTGCAAAGTCGTTGCTGATGACTTTATGCTCGCTACTGCTGCTGACATTGTGGCAGATCCTTCCGCGCCTGACGCTTTTGTCAATGGCATTATGGAAGGTCGCGAGTGGGTCTGGAACAATGGCATCATTCAAGAGTCCGAGATCGCTAACATCAAGCGTACTCTTGACATCGCTCCCAATCGCAAAGTTCTCGAAGAGGCAAAACTTTCCGCGTTTTCCCAATTCCTGAGAACTTTGTGAATTATAAATATTTCTAAGAATAGCAAAGACTACTAAGGAGACAACCAATGTCGCAAGAAAATGAAGTGATGGTTTCCGAAGAACAACAAGAAGTCACCGAAGCAAAGTTCGACGGTGCCGTTGCTGACGGTTCTTCGCTGGGTTCTGTCGAAGATCTGGGTGGTCCTACTCCCCAGAACAGCAAACCTGATGACGAGAGCAACAAACTGAAAGCTCCCGCTCAAACACAGGCTGCTGCTCCTAAGACTAAGCCCTCCGATGCATCTGCCAAGACAGAAAGCGCAGAAGCAGATGGTGATCTGATTGAGATCGATATGTCTGCAGATGTTGCTGCTCTGACCGAAGGTGAAGACCTGAGCGAAGAGTTCAAGCAAAAAGCAGCAACAATCTTTGAGGCAGCAGTCGTCTCCCGTCTCAATGAGGAAGTGGCACGTATTCACGACGAATATGCCGCTACCCTTGCTGAGGAAGTGGAATCTGTTAAGACCGAACTCGCTGAAAAGGTCGATGAGTATCTGACCTATGCAGTTGGCGAGTGGATGGGCAAGAACGAACTGGCAGTTGAAATCGGTCTGAAAGCTGAGATTGCCGAGTCTGTTGTTGCAGGTCTCAAAAAAGTTTTCGTCGAGAACCACATTGAGGTTCCCGAAGAGAAAACCGACATCATCTCTGAGATGGTGGAGGAACTTGATTCGATGGAAGCAAAACTCAACGAGCAAATTGAAAAGAACGTTGCTCTGACCCAATCGGTCGCAGCATACGTTAAGAATGGGATCGTGAAAGAAGTCTCTGAAGGTCTGGCAGCAACCGAAAAGGAAAAGCTTGCTGGTCTGGCAGAGGGTGTTGAGTTTGAAGATGAAGAGTCTTTCCGCAGCAAGATTGAGACTCTGAAGGAGTCGTATTTCTCTAGCAAGCCCCAGGCGGCAGCAGAAACGATTGCTGAGGATGTCCAACCCGTTGTGGATACAGAAATGACGGATTCGATGTCTCGTTACGTCGATGCACTCCGTCGCTGGACTAAGTGAATTAGTCATTATTAAAACCATTTTTCAATAACCAAAAGAGGTAAAAAGCAAATGTTCAAGTCCGAGCATCTGCAGGAAAAGTGGGCACCCGTTCTTAATTGCGAGGGTCTTGATTCCATCAAGGACAGCTATAAGAAAGCGGTGACCGCAGTCCTGCTCGAAAACCAAGAATCCTTCCTCCGTGAGGAAGCAGGCATCCTTAATGAGGCTGCCCCCACAATGTCCGCTGGTACAGGCGGTTTCAGCAGCGCAAGCACCGCTACTGGTCCTGTTGCTGGTTTCGATCCCGTGCTGATCAGCCTGATCCGCCGTTCGATGCCTAAGCTGATTGCTTATGACATCGCTGGTGTTCAGCCGATGACTGGTCCTACTGGTCTGATCTTCGCAATGCGCTCCCGCTATGGCACCGACCGTGCTGCTGGCACCGAGGCATTCTTCAACGAAGCAGATACCGAGTTCTCTGCAGAGAACGCAGCAAGCAACCTGGGTCGTACCGCTCAGTCTGGTTCTAACCCTGGTCTGCTGAACGACGGTGGCACCTACAATACCTCCGATGGTATGCCCACCGCCGAGGCTGAAGCTCTGGGTGATGCAGCGGGTAACGCTTTCGCTGAAATGAACTTCAGCATCGAGAAAGTGACCGTTACTGCTAAGAGCCGTGCTCTGAAGGCAGAATACTCTCTGGAACTGGCACAAGACCTTAAGGCAGTGCACGGTCTGGACGCTGAGTCCGAGCTGGCAAACATCCTCTCCACAGAGGTGCTGGCTGAGATCAACCGCGAGGTTGTTCGTACTGTGTACAAGATTGCACGTCCTGGTGCTCAGAACAACACCGCAACTGCTGGTATCTTCGACCTCGATGTCGATTCCAACGGTCGCTGGTCTGTTGAGAAGTTCAAGGGTCTGCTCTTCCAGATCGAGCGTGATATGAACGCTATCGGTCACGAGACTCGTCGTGGCAAGGGTAACATCCTGATCTGCTCCGCTGACGTTGCTTCGGCACTGTCTATGGCAGGCGTTCTGGACTACACCCCCGCACTGGCTGGCAACAGCGGTCTGCTGCCCGATGACAACTCCAGCACCCTGGCTGGTACACTCAACGGTCGCATCAAGGTCTACGTCGATCCCTATTCTGCTAACGTTTCTGACCGTCACTTCTATGTGGCTGGTTACAAGGGTGGCAGCGCATACGACGCAGGTCTGTTCTATTGCCCCTACGTGCCCCTGCAGATGGTTCGTGCCGTCGGTCAGGACACCTTCCAACCGAAGATCGGCTTCAAGACCCGCTACGGTCTCGTTGCTAACCCCTTCGCAGAAGGCACCACCCAAGGCAGCGGTGCTCTCACCGCCAACGCTAACCGCTACTATCGTCGCGTGCTCGTTGACAACCTTATGTGATCCATTGGTCATATATCCAACACACGGGGATCCCTTCGGGGGTCCCTT